CGGCGACCACCTCACCGGTTGCGGCGACGTACAGGTCGGCGCCGGTTGTGTTCGTGACCTTCACGGGTCCTCCTAGATGATTCGTAGGTGTGCGGACACGGTGATTTCGGCCCACGCCATCGGCCCGTCGGGGGTCACTTCGGCGTAGGGGCCGCGCATGGAATCCACCGTGGCGGTGACAAGGTCAGCAAGGTTTCCGAGTGTCGGGTCGGTTTGCATGGTGTCCAGCACGGCGGCCATAACGTCCGACGACCGGGCCGCGGCCGCTTCTAGCGATTCACGACCGACGATCCGAATTTCCAGCGGAAAAGAAAACTTGTCGTCGTACTGTTTACGACCGGCGGTCGCGACGGGTATCTCCGAGTTACCGCGCACGTCAGCACCGACCCACACCATTTCGGCGGTTACGTTCCGATCGCCGGGCCAACCGCCGAACACGTCGACACCACGAAGGATGTCGGCGTCACGAAGGGCGGACACGACAGCGCCCATAACCTCCCACCGCACTACGCCACCCCGGGGACCCGGTAGTCGGGCAACGTATCTAGCAACCGATCCACTTCTAGAAAACCGGTCGGGCGTCCCCGGGAAAAGTCGGGGGTTGAATAGCGGGTAAACCCGCCGTCGAACGACTGTGCGATTACGTCGCGCGACGTACCCGACCGTTCGGCGAGTGCTACGGACCGGACGTACTCGGCGCACGCCCGCACCGCCACCGCCGGGGTGTCGATCCCGTGCGAATACGTCACGGAGAACACGTCAGTTCCGGTCGGTACACCGGCAACAATTCCGGTGTCGGTGTGGTCAAGGTCGGCGACAGTGACAGGGTCGCCGTCAGCGGTGGCGGTGGTCAGCGACCGGACCGGCCACCGGGAAAGTTGCACGGTGGTTCCCGGGTTACGGAACACGTCGGTAGCGGTGCGGGCGTCCAGCGCCACCCCCCGGTACCGTTCGGCAATTTCGACAAATTCAGTAATTAGCGCGCCGATTTCAGCGTTCGATAAACCCACGGTAGGGAACCGGGCGGCGACGTCAGCGGCGGTCGGGAACGGCACGGCTACGACTTGCGGCTACGTGCCCGGGGGGCGGGAGCGTCGGCCTCGGGTTCAGCGGCGGCCGGGGCTTTCGCCGCGGTTCGCTTAACCGGGACGGGGGGGGCGGCGGCGACGGCGTCAGCGACGGCGGCCAGTTGACCCGACGGTACCGGCACACCCGGCGCGGCGATTTGCACACCTTCGACCGGTTGCGTAAGCACAACCATTCCGGTTTGTGAATCGATCCACACGCCTTCGGGGAATACGTCGTCCACGGGCCACCTCCTAAAACACGAACACGAATAGATGGTGCCGGGTCCCCCGGCGCGACGTCAGGAGCGAACGTCGCGCCGGGGGCCGGCGAACATGCCGGCTAAGCCGGATCAGACGGTGCCGTTGAAGGTGACCTTCGCGACGCCCGCCGGGTCGAACAACGCCAAGCCGACCCTTGCCTCCAAAAGGAGGGTGAGGATGTTGCTTGTGAAGTTCGACGCGTGGCTGTCGGTGAGGTATGCCGACACCTGCTGACGGTCAAGGATGGCGAGGGCCATCGGGTCGACCAACAGGGCGGTACCCGACGCGATCGCCGTTGACCGAACCTGCGTAAGACCCCACGCGGTGCGGGCCGACGGACCGGCCACGTTCGGCACGGCGTTAAGTCCGTTACTCGCGTGGTTCGACACGTCGAAAATCTCGGCGTCAGCGGGGTTAAGGACGATGATTTCGGGCACCGACTCGGCGTCCTCCATAAGGCGCACGGCCCGACGGATGGACAGGTACCGGGCCTCCGCCGCTGCGGGGGCGTAGGTAAGGATGCCGGACCGGTTAGCAAGGCCACGAAGGTTCGGGGCGGTGCCGTTGCCGTTAATCACCTGTGAATCGGTGCGACGCTTAAGCGCGTACCGGAGGCGGCCGTCGATGTACCCCTGTACCTGCGGGGCGTCGGCGACAACCTGTCGGGTCATGTTGGCCCACGCTGCGATCGTGGCGGTGGCCTCGGTGACAACCTCGGTCGTGATGCCGGCCTGCGGCTTCGCGGAACCCTCGGTCACCTCGGCGGCCTTGTTCGCAAGGTCGGCAAGCGGTGACTTGTCCTGTACGTATTCGACAGCACCGGTAGAAACCGCGATCGACGGAAGCAAGTCCATAAGGAACGTGCGGCGATCAAGGTTGTCATAGCCGACCCGGCCGAGGCGCTGATTATTGATCCACGCCCCACCCGATGTTGAACCGGTGGTGGTGTCGGTGACGGCCCGAAGGTCGATGCCGGCGGTCAGGGCCGGGGAGGCGCCACGTGCGCCGGCGTCGGCCCACGCCCGGAATTCGTCCAACCCGACAAACTGTTCGCCGAGGCTACGGGTGTCGGTCACCTCACCGCTGCGGTCCATGACGGCGCCGAGGAGTGATTCCACACCGCGGGAAAGGTCAGCGGACCGCTCCTCAATTGCGAGGTTGGCGGCGATACGACCGTCGACGGCTTCAAGTTCGCTACGAAGTTCGCCGATGCGGGCGGCCTCGGTATCGCTGTAGTCGCGGTGGTCGGTGGTGGCGGCCTCGTCGATCTGACGAAGTTCGCCTTGAATGGTGCTACGACGGGCGAAGTTGGCCCGCACGATGTCGATATGACTCGTCATTATTTGTCCTCCCGGACTAGGTAGGGGTTAACGATGGGGGGTGACGGGGTGCCGTGCGGGCGGCCCGGTCAGTGATAAAGCCACGCGATGCGGGCACGTGCGACGGTGGGGGTTTCCCGGCCGTCGATGTCCGCAAGTTCGGTAGCGGTTTCGTCCCCTTCGCCGCCGTCGGTTTCGACAGTGGCGGGGGGGTCGATCATGTCGGCGAGGCGGCCGGCGTCGGCCGCTTCCAAAACGGTTGTTAGGTCGGTGCCGGTTGCTTCGGCGAGAGACCGCAACGCCAGTTCAGCGGTGCTGTCCCCGTAGGCCGGTTCGGTCACTAGGTCTACGACGAATAGGCGGGCTTCGCCGACGGTGCGTAACGCCAACCCGTCGCCGTCCCGTGACCATTCGACCCGGGACGGCATGGCCCGAAACCCGATGGACGAACCGCCGAGGTCACCGCGTTCCAAAAGGGCGGCGGCGTCACGGCCGGCGGTCGTGTCCGGCAAGTCGATTTCGTAGGCGAGGGCGTCGCGGTCATCGTGAAGGCGGAGGGTGCCGGCACCGGTGCGGGCAAGGTACGGACCGCCGTGTTCATGGTGGGCGCGCACGTCCTGTTCCTGAATTGTTTTCGCGAACGCCCCCGAACGGAACACCTCGCGAAACTTGCCGGCGATCGGTTTTGACTTCGCGCCGTACCGCATAGCGACACCCGACGCCACAAGGCTTGTCCCCTGCGCCCGGAATTCGACCGGTTCCGCAAAACTTCTACGTTCAAAATTCATACGACATCCTCCATGCGTTGCACGGTGACGGGTGCGGCGCCGGTGTGTTCGATCGGTGGCAGGCCAAGGGCCTTCAATGCTGACGCCGGGTCGAACCCGGAACGGATCAGGGCGCCGACCGCTTCCACCGCGTTCGTGTCGATAGTCGACGGAACGGGCGGCAAGTCTTCTAGCCGGCGTGCTTCGTTAACGGTGAGGAACCCGGCGGCGACACCGGTCTGATAACTCGCGTACCGTTCCGAAAGCGACGCCCGCAACAACGCGTCCAAATTCAGTTTTACGAAAACCGACGGCAGTCCTTCGGTGGTAAGCAGCCGGTTATGGGCGTCTTCGATACGTTCGATCCACGGCCGTAGCGAAAACTGTCCGAACGCCAAATTCTGTTCGGCGAGACCCGACCCCCACGAAGTCGAACCCGACGCGTCGGCGATCAGATGCGGCGGAACACCGAAGTAGCGGGCGATGTCCGCCACGCCAAGCCGGCGCGATTCGATCCATTGTGAATCCTCGGGGTTCACCGCCACGGTTTGCAGTTCGGCACCGCCAAGCAACACCGCCATTTTTCCGGCGTTGCCGGCGCCCCCGTGGGACTCCCGCCAAGTCTCGGCGATACGGCGCGCCCGCTCCCGTTCCTTTACGTCGTCGCCGGCGCCACCCGGCACCCGCAACACCACCGGCGGCACACCCGAATTAGCGAAGTAGTTCCGGCCGAAATCCTGTGCTTGCAAATTCCCGTCGACAACCTCACGGGCCGCCCGCAACGGAGACACCCCAACCACGGCGCCCGGCATGACCATCGCCGGAATGTGCATGATGTCCAGTTCGGAATACGACTCGCCGTGAACCATAAAGGTTTTTGACCCGTCGTCCTCACGGCGCACGATAACCAAGTCAGGTTGTAGCGGCATTAAACCGAGCACCTCGCCAACACCGTTTCGTGGTGTAGCGACGTAGGCGTTGCCGTCCGTCAAAAGCGACAACATGACCGACGACAGGTATTGCACCTTCGACGTCCCCGGCGGATCAAAATTTAGATAGGCGGGGCGGGGGCGATGCGGAACCCGGGTGCCGTCCTCACGCCGGTAAGTGTCTAACGGCAACGTCGACACGGCGTCGGTCAGCAACCGCAAACATGCGAACACCGCCGACAATTGCAGCGCCCGACCTTCCGACGTCCACGACCGCCACACCATCCCGGTTTCCCACGAACCGGTACCCGGCACCCCGTACCCCGACAGGGACGGGGCCTCAATAGACCGGGTATCGAACGCCCGTCGGATGATGCTCACGCGTCACCCCCACGGGCAAGGTCTACGCCAGCGCAAAGCGCGAGTACACCCGCCGCCAACACGGCCGCCGGCAGGGAAATAAGCGCGGCGCCCGCCACGGTCAAGGCGGCGCCGAGTGCCATTAAAAGAACAGCGGACACGGCGGCCCCCTTTCACAAAAAAATAAGGTCGGCGACCGGTTCGGGACCGCCGGCCGTCGAATGCCACAACGCCCGGTCCAACCCGGCGACCGCGCACACCCCTAAATCGATGTGCCGTTCCGACGCCCGCGAGTCTTTCGTCGGGCGGGCACCCCGGGCGTCGATCTTTAAAACCATGTTCGCCACGTGACGCGACAAGCGCGGGTCCCCGTCATGCGAAAACCCGCCGTCCAACACGGCGTCGTAAAACGCCTTCCACGCCTTCACCATGCGTTCGACCGAACCCATCGGGTATTCGACCATCGGTAGGCCTTCGTCTTCTAGGACTGCCATAGACCGCTGCCAGCGGTACGGGTCCATCGCGACTTCGACGGCGCCAAGGTCACGCGCCGACGACCGCAACACCGATTCCACGTCAGCGACCGGGACACGCCACTCGCGTGCATCCGGCGGCCGTTCCCACAAGTCCACGACCCACACGTGCGGGCGGTCCTCAACAGTGACAGCGACAACGCCGGTGCTGTCCCCCGACCACGAACCGTCCGCCATTAACACGACCGGCGTCCCGGGTTCGACAACTCGGCCCGGTTCCGCCAACCGATCCCACGCCCCATGTGGTAACGCTGCGGTTGTACCCGCCGTCCACACGTTCGTCCGTTTCGTCCGAAATTCCGCTTCGGGAGTACGGGTGATAGTCGACGCGAAATCTTCCATGGCGACAAGGTCACCTAAACCCGGGTTCGCTTCCGCCCACACCTTCGGGTCCCGGTGGTCAGCCTCCGCCCCTCGGCGAGGTTCCCACCACGAAAAAAAGAACGTCGGGTCTTCAACCTCGCCGGCCACCACCCGGCGGCCATGCTGATACAACCGGTAGCACAGGCTGTCGCGGCCGTGAGTGTCGCTACGCGCCCCCGCCGTCGTGATCCCCAACAACAACGGTTCCCGACGGGCACCCGCCCCAAGTTGCATTACGTTCCATAGTTCGTCGTCCGGTTGGACGTGAACCTCATCGAACACAACAAACGTCGGCGACAAACCTTCCGACGCGCCAGCCTCACGGGACAACACCCGGTACACCGCACCGGTCCCCGGAACCTCTATAGCGTCCCGGTACACCTTCGACAAACCCGACAGTTCGCCGTCAAGTTCCACCATGCGGCGCGCCGCACCGAACACGATGCGGGCCTGATCGCGAGTACCGGCCACGCTGTAAACCTCGCCGCCGGCGTCGCCGCAATACAACGACCACAACGCGAGACCAGCGCCAAGCGCCGACTTGCCATTTTTGCGGGCCATCCCAATAAGCGCCGCCCGATGACGAAGTGTCCCGTTTCGGTCCTCCGCCAAAAGGCCACGAAGTAGCGCCACCTGCCACGGCCGCAACCGGATCAAGTCGCCGGCGTGACCGCCGATGCTTGCCTTAGTCACCCGGGCGTAGGTGTTGATGAATTCGGCGGCGTCGTCACCCCGGGTTCGGGTGCGGGCCGTCGGACGAAGTGAACACCACCGCGGCGGCCACCCCTTCGGGCTACCCGTCACGCGACCGGCGCAACTTCTCAAGCGTGGTCGCCGCCTTCACTTCGGCGAGACCTAACCGGGCACGCGCCGACGGGTCGAAACCTAACGTCGACAAGTGCCCCACGATCTGTTTATCCAATTCCCTTAACGCCTTCCGGGCGTCCGCTGACCCCGACGACAACACCACGTCGCGAAGTTCGGCGCGTTCTTCTAGCGACTCCCGAAGGATCGCCAACCCGACCGCGTCGGTGCGGGCCAACCACACCCGACCGTCGTCCAGCACCGCGGCAAACGTGGTCGCCGGGTCCAGTTCGTCGGGTTCCATCGCCACCGCCGGAACGGCGGCGAGGGTGCCGGCCTTCGGTAAGGCACGCTTACCCGGGTTACCGGTCCGCCTTTTCTGCTCAATAGGCTTAGGGGGTCGACCGGTGGGGGGCATGGTGCGGCGCTCCTTCCGCTAGGACGTTTTTTTCAGACACGCCGGAGGCGGGCTGAATCGACTGCAATTGCAGGGTTTCGCGGCCGCATACGGAAGAC